TATCCGATTGAGGACTTGCAGGATGGTAGCGGTAAAGAGAATTTTGCAATGGCTGTATTCACGATCAATGCATACAGCAATAAGGCAAGTACAAAGAAGTCTGAATGTAAAAAGATTATGGCATTTATCGGAGACTTGCTGTATCGGATGAATTTTATCCGTACAGCACAAACTCCAATGTCGAACACACAGGACTCAAAGATTTATAGAATTGTAGCCACTTACAGGGTGGTTACAGACGGTAAGCATTTTTACAGGAGGTAATTAAAATGGCAACTTCTACATATAAGAGTTTTCTTATGCATAAGATAGAAACATCTTATGAAAAGCTCGTAGACATTTCTGGGTATCCAGACCTTGGCGGTAAGCCAGAGCAGATTGATGTAACAACTCTTTCTGACAAGATGAATGTTTACGTTGACGGCATCCAGAAGCTTGAAGCACTGGAATTTGATGCATTCTATGACCTTGCAGCATACAAGGCACTGAAAGCACTTGAGGGCAAGACTGACGATTATTCCGTGTGGTTCGGCGGTACTGAAAATACAGACGGTACGGCTACTCCTACAGGCTCGGAAGGTAAGTTTGATTTTAGTGGAAGTCTTTCTGTTTACGTCACCAGTGGTGATGTGAACGCAGCAAGAAAGATTAAGATTACTATTACTCCGTCTAAGGCGATTTCGCTTTCGGAGTAAAAACCTATTTTAAGAATAAGGAGAAAAGGCAATGGCTAAACAGATTAAGTTCACGTATGACGGTGTAGATTATACTCTTGAGTTTACAAGAGCAACAATTCAGCAGATGGAGAATGAGGGCTTTGTTATTGACGATGTAGACCGAAAGCCTATGACAATGATTCCGAAGCTCTTTGCAGGAGCTTTCCGGGAGCACCACAGGTTCACAAAGCAGGAAACTATCAGTGCGATTTATGACGCTATGCCGAATAAGGAAAAGCTCTTGAAGACTCTTGGTGAAATGTACAATGAACCGATGCTCTCCCTTATGGACGAACCAGAGAAGAGTTCAAAAAACGTGAATTGGGAAGTGGACGGGTAACGAGTTCTGATTCCCTTCTGTCCGCAGATGGGAAGTCGAAAGACAATTCATCTGCGGATTTTCGTTACGGGAAAACATTTGAAGAGCAGTGTTCTTACTACATGAGTATAGGGATGTCATACAACGATTACTGGCACGGTGATTGTTGGATGGCAAAATATTACAGAGAAGCATATCAGAAGAAGCTCGAACAGAGAAACAACGATATGTGGCTACAAGGCTTATACATTTATGAAGCTATCTGTAATGCGTCTCCTATTCTTAATCCTATGAGTAAGAAACATGAACCAATACCATATCGTGATTCTCCTATTCCGATTACCGAAGCTCAGAGTATGAGACAGAAGAAAGAAGCGGAAAAGAAACAAATGGAACACGATAAGGAAATCATGAAACAGAGAATGATTGCAATAAATGAAAGACTGAAAGGAAAGGAGGTAGACAATGGCAGACGTACAGATTGAAGGACTTGAATTTGATATAAGCGCAGATTCCGGGAAAGCATCACAAAGTTTAGACGGACTTATTTCTACATTGCAGTCTTTGAAGTCTGCTGTAAAAGGCAACGAACTAAAATCTCTTGCTAATAATCTTGCGTCTATCTCTCATATTAAGATCAGCAACGATACGATTAACAGTATCAATCGGCTTGCTGATTCTTTGAAAAACCTTTCTTCTGTTTCCGGTTCTCTGAAAGATGTAGCGAGAATTGTCAGAGTACAAAATCCTGTTCCGAAAGTAAATCCTACAACTCCGCAGGAGACTTCTGTTACTCCGAAAGAAAGCGGAGTAGAAATGTCACAGGGTGGTACACAGGAAGTCACTAATAGTGCCGGGAGATTCGCAAATGCTCTAAGTTCTATTAAGACAGGAGCGGCGAGTGCAGGAAACGCTATCAAAACCGCTCTTGGTTCAGCAGGAAGTGTTGCTCTTAACAAGCTTAAATCGGCTGTAAATTCAACAGCTAGTGAGTTCAGAAAGCTTGCAAAGCAAGCAGTGAAGATTGGAGGAAGTGCTTTACTTTCTCCAATTACAGCACTTATTAAAGCTCTTGGAAGTCTGAAAGAACAGTTTGCTGCTGCTTCTAAAGCAGTCACAGGACTTCTCCGTTCTTTCGGAAGAATCGCAATGTATAGAGCTATCCGGTTCTTCTTCTCACAGCTTACAGGAGCTATCAAAGAAGGTATCAACAACCTGTATCAGTATAGTTCTCTCATGGGAGGTACGTTCAAGGGGAGTATGGATTCCCTTGCTTCTTCTTTCCAGTATCTTAAAAACTCTATGGGAGCTATGGTTGCGCCTATTATCAATGCGATTGCCCCGGCTGTAGATTACCTCATAGGTAAGTTTGTTGCACTACTGAATATCATCAATCAGTTTTTCGCAAGACTCAGTGGAGCAAGTTTCTTCACAAGGGCGAAGAAACAGGCGGTGTCCTACGGTTCTGCGGTAGGCGGTGCAGGAAAAGCGGCAAAACAGGCAGCAAAAGACATTAAGGATGCTACTACAGGAATTGACGAACTGAATATTATTCAGCAGAAAGATAATGCAAACGGCGGTTCTGGTGGTGGAGGGGGAGCTTCTACACCCGACTACGGAAGTATGTTTGAAAAAGTTCCGATTGACAGCGGTATCAAAGACTTTACAGACAAACTAAAAGCAGCCATTAACGAGGGAGACTGGAAATCTGTAGGTACACTTCTTGGAAACAAGTTCAATGAGCTTATGGACTCCGTGAATTGGAATGGACTCGGAAGAAAAATCGGATATGGCATTAACGGCGCTGTACAAAGCGCATACTGGTTCTTAAAGACAGCAGACTTTAAGAAGCTCGGAAAACATATTGCCGACTTTATGAACGGCGCCATGAGCGAGATTGACTTTTCGTTTGTAGGACGGTCACTCGTAAGAGGTGTTACAGCGGGGCTTGATTTGCTTATAGGATTCCTCGGAGGGCTTGACTGGGGACTTGTCGGAAAGTCGCTTGGTGACTTCCTCAAAGGTGCATTTGACGAAGCGTATGAGTGGATAACTTCTTATGACTGGGGAAAGATGGCTGACTCTGCTTATAAGAATCTCAAAAAGTTCTTGCTCGGAATTGACTTTGCAGGAGTAGCACGGAGTTTCTTTAGAGCACTTGGAGCAGCTCTAGGAGCGGCAGTAAGTTTTATTGGAACTTTTGTAGCAGATGTAGCCACGGACATTATCGAGTATTTCAAGCAGTATATTAACACAGACGGAGACGAGCACTGGTGGGAAATTGGAGCAGATATTATCAAAGGTATCTTTGAAGGTATCTGGAACGCTATAAAAAACATAGGCGTTTGGATTTACGATAATGTGTTTAAGCCTTTTATTGACGGATTTAAAAATGCGTTCGGTATTCATTCTCCATCAACTGTAATGAAAGAACAGGGTGGCTACATCATAGACGGACTTCGTGAAGGACTGCTTGAGTTTCCGAAAAAGATTGCTAAGACAGTTAAGGAGTGGGGAAAGAAACTCATTGACTGGTTTACTGGTGGTGACGGCAACGGGAACATAGTTGACAAGTTCAAACAGAAAGCGTCCGACATTGTAGGAGGTTTCCGGGATAAGATCGGAAGCACTCATACAACAGTAAAGACGAATGTTTCTAACTGGGCGAAAGGAGTCAAAGACTGGTTCGGAGAACACGTCAATGTTTCCAACTGGCAGAAGAGCGCAGGAGACATTATTACAGGATTCAAAGATAAAGTCGGAAACACCTACACTACAGTAAAAGGCAATATCACAACGTGGGCGCAGGGAGTGAGAGACTGGTTCTCCGGTACAAGCTTCGGAAAGATAAACAAAGACACTTTCTCAAATTTTGCGTCAGACACGATTGAGGGATTCCGTACAAAGATTGGAAACGCTTATACGAATGTAAAGTCTAACGTAACTACGTGGGCAAGCAGTGTAAGAGACTGGTTCAGCGGTTCGTCCTATGGTGATGTAAATGCAAACAGATTCAGCACCTTTGCGGGTAACACGATTGAGGGATTCCGTACAAAGATAGGAAACGCCTATACGAATACTCGTTCAAATATGCAGACATGGGCGAACAATGTTAAAAACTGGTTTTCCAACATTGCTAGCAATACAGCGTTCGGAACTTTTGCTACAAATGTTATCAATGGATTTAAGGACAAGATCGGGAAAGACTATACAACTGCAAAAAGCAGCATGACTACGTTTGCAAACTCTGTAAAGAGCTGGTTTGAGAAGCCGGATGGTACAAGTCTTGTAGATAAGTTCAAAGATATTGGTTCTAATGTCATTCAAGGATTCATTAACGGAGTTAATTCTCTTAGGGATTCTGCAATGCGTAGAATCAAAGAATTCGGAAGAAGCATCATCAGCAAAGGAAAAGAGGGAACAGAGGAGCATTCTCCGTCAAGAGCTTTTCGCAAGATTGGTGCATTTGTAATTGAAGGATTCAATCTCGGTCTGGAAGACGTGATTCCTAGTTCTTATAGAACTATGAGCCAGTGGACAAAGAATATCAGTTCTTACAGACCGCAAGTGGCACTTGCCGTTGATGGTTCGGCACTTACAGCATATGACCCGACAGCCTATGTTAGAAATGTTTCAGCAGATGTGAATACACAGACAAGCATTTCTGTGAACGGTTTGCAGTCAAGCATGGAGGATTTCTACAAAGATTATATTGAACCAACCTTTGTACGCATGGCAGACGATGTAAAGCGGCAGGCTGATAAGTCAGAAAGAACGGTAGTTCAGATCGGAAACAGAGTCATTACAGACGAAGTAAACAGACAGAAAAAGGCAAACGGCTATAGCTTCACAGATTAAGGAGGTGGAAGAATGGCATATCTTGAACTGAATGGAAATCCTCTTCCGTCTCCTAAACGTGGAGTTACACCTACTGTCTCCACTCTCGTGAATTCTGGAAGAAATGCGAACGGAGTAGTTGTTGCACAGAAGATCGGACGTGACCAGTATAAGATTGACAATCTTGAATTCCCTTGGCTTTCTGCGTCAGAATGGAGCAGGATTCTAAAGATTCTTGACCATTTCTTTGTACATGTCACATTTTATGACCCGGTTACAAATGGACGTAAGACAGTACGTATGTATGTAGGAAATCGAACTGCTGAACCTTACTGGGTGGATGATAACGGAAAGCCTTTGTTTTATCGGAACTGTAAGTTCAATCTGATTGATACAGGAGAATGATATGCAGAAAGTTTCAAAAGAATATAAAGAGAGTATGAAAGATATACTCCGGGAACGTGCATATATTCTTATTTCTTTCGGAGTAGTCAATCAGGAGGCACAGGCAAAAGCAAAAGTAGGAAAAGGAGAATTTACTTACTTCTCAGATTCTTCAATGCTTTTCAATGATGGAAAAGACGATACAGTATACGCAACTTTGGAAGAAGACTTCACAAAGGTTGATGGAAGTATGTTCTTCCTTCCTAGAGATACTGGCTACAAGAAGTTCTACAACACAGGGCTTGTAGGAAAAGACCTTGTATCTGACAAACAGTATGAGCTGACAATCAATCCGAATATCATCCCTACAGACTTTAAAGGAGTGACAATCAACTTTGGAGAGAATTATCCAGTTGACTTTGATTTTGTAAGCAATAAAGGACAGAAGGTTGAATATCGGAATAACGACAAAGCAGTATTTTCTTCGGAAGATGTTCTGAACGATGTTTCAAGTATTTCTATTATTGTTTACAAGATGAAGAATCCGCATAGTCGATTACGAATATATTCTTTCCGTTTCGGTTACGGACTTGTGTATTCAAATGATGATGTAACTAATTCTTCACTTGAAAGCTACGTTTCTCCGATTGGAGCAGATGTTCCGCAGATTGATTTTTCAGTAACACTGAAAAATTATGACCAGTATTTCAATGTGGATAATCCGAAGTCAGCTATCAACTTTCTAGAAACAGGACAGGAGATGGATATTTACTACGGCTATCAGCTGCCTAGTGGAGATGTAGAGTGGATTCGTGGAAATCATTTGCTTTGCTCAGAATGGAAAAGTGATGATTATTCGGCAACTATACGTTGTCAGGATGTTTTCCGAAACATGGATGCAAATTTTGATACAGGTCTGTATTCAGAGAGCGGAAAATCATTCTACGACTTGGCTGTAGAAGTAGCAAAAGCGGCAGGACTTAGCGAATACTATTTTGACCCTAGGCTTAAACGGATTTATACAAAGAATCCAATGCCTAGAGTCACCTGTAAAGAAGCATTACAGATTATTGCTAATGCTTGCCGATGTACTCTGTCTCAGACAAGGACAGGACTTGTATCTATTAAATCAAACTTCCTTCCGAATGCTACAGCAAGCAGTACGGATGAAACAGAGTATTCAAAGGTTGAGTCCATTCTAAATGACAGCACAAAGCAGGAGTATTCCAGTTTTGCACAGGACTACACCACAGACGGAATGATGTTTTTCCTTCCGAAAGACGCAAGCAAAGCAACGATCAATACAGGATTTGTTTCTAAACAAATTTCTGACGATTCCGGCAAATTCGCAAACAACCCGGTTGTTACACTGGTACAAGATGCACAGTGTATGTACTACGGACTGACGATGATTTTCGGAAACGCACTTCCTTCTGGAATGATTATACATACATTTAACAACGGAGAGTTGGTAGCTGACTATGAAGTAGAAGACGAAATCACAAAGAAATTCGTTCTGATTCATGACTTTGACGATTTTGACACCATGAAAATTGAGTTTACGGGTACACAAAATCCTCATAACAGAATCGTTTTGAACAGCTTCAAGTTTGGAGATATTACAAATTTTACCATGCAGCGAACAGATATGCTCAGTTCTCTGAAGGCTATTAAGCAGGAACTTGTAAAGGAAGTAGTAGTTCCTTGCTACTATTATCAGAGAGCAGACAAAGAAGAGTCGCTTGTAGGACAAGATGTATCTGTTACAGCAGGAGAGAGTATCACGTTTTATATTGGTGAGCCCTCTTACGAATTCAGAGCAGTACTTAGTCAAAAGGACGAAAATTCAACAGTAGTGCAAAACGGAGTAAGTATTACTGATTGGAGAAACTACTATGTGACGTGCAAGTTTGCACAGAGCGGAACATTCAAGCTGGAAATTTACGGTAAGAGATACAAGATTGTTGAGCAGCTTATTGCTAAAACTCTTCACGAAAGAGGAAAAACAGTTAAGTGGAAAAATCCTTTAATCTCCGATGTAAGCACAGCTACAGACCTTGCAAACTGGCTTGGAGATTACTATTCGGCAGGAGTTGAGTATGAATATGACACCAGAGGAAATCCAGAATTGGATGTAAATGACATTATTTATCAGCAAAATGATTTTCACGATTCTTTAAAAGTAAATGTTTATAGAGAGACATTGAACTTCAATCAAGCGTTTAGCGGAAAAGTCACGGCACGCAGGCAGGGAGGTTGAATATGGCAGACTGGCAGACTCCTAAAACAGATTGGCACGGAAGTACAGATTCCGAAGGAAACTACAGTGGGGATAGATTCAATGCCGTTGATTTTAATAGGATAAAGAACAATCTGATTTATCTACGTGACCTTGCTGTAAAGATGTATGAAGAATTCACGATTGATAAGGTATCAGACGATAAAAGCTATGCTGATTATCCGTATGCCGATGAAATCAATACGATAGAAAGCAATCTTACAAAGATCAATGCAAATACCCTGCTACGAAACTATGGAGTTCTACATTCTTACAGTGATAACGGCGCATTTCTTGATTTTACAGAATTGAACCGTATAGAGAGCGCAGAACTTGACTTATACAACCGTCTCACTAATGAGCACGATGGAAGAAGAATGTTTACATGGAATTTTGGCGAGAGAGGAGGACAGCTATGATAAGAGGAACAACACCTACTCTTGAACTAAATGTAGACGGAATTGACTTGACGGCATTCAAAAAGATTGTTGTAACGCTCCAACAGCAGGGAGTCGTTATTAACAGACAAACAGGAGACAGCGGACTTAGTGTTTCTTCAAATGTAATTTCTGTGCATCTTACTCAAGAAGAAAGTTTGAAATTTAAAGCAAACAGTGATGTGGAAATTCAAGCCAAACTGCTTTCTGAAGATGGAGAAGTAACTGCTACAGATATAGAAAGAGTGCCTGTTGAATCAATACTGAATGAGGAAGTGTTATCATGAGCGTTTCATTGACTGTTCAAAGTTCTTCGGTTCCTGTCAATTTGAAAGCTAATACAAACACTAAATTGTCTCTTACTGCTCAGAATGTACACCCGGAAATATCTGGAAACTATGAAATTCTTACTAACAAACCAACACTAGATGGCAAGACAATCATAGGAGAAATGAAAGAGCGTGACCCGACCGTAAGTGATTGGGCAAAAGAACCATCTCGACCAATGTATACAGCTCAGGAAGTCGGAGCGGTAGCAAAAGACGATTTACAGGAACTGGGAATTGAAGAATTAAATAAATTATGGGAGGAACTATAATGGCTTTCACATTTGTTTCAAAGAGTGACATCACATTTCTAATTTCAAAGATTAAAACTGCACTGGGTGGGAAGGTTGATAAAGTAACTGGAAAAGGATTGTCCACTAATGATTTAACTGATTCCTTAAAAACGTCTTATGACGGAGGATTAACCGACATTGCTAATCTGAAAAAGGTTGGAGCACAGGCGAATGTTATTGAGGGTATTACTCTCAACGGAACGAAAATCACCCCGGACAGTTCTAAGAACGTGTCTCTGTCTACTCCGACCACAGCAAGTATAAAGACGCAGATTGAAAATTACGGATACCAGACAGCTGCAAATGTTGACTCTATTGTATCGGGGAAAGGCTATCAGACATCTTCTCAGGTTAGCGCAGCAATCGCAAGTGCTGTAGGAAAGATCACTCAGCTTTCTACAGCAGTTGTAACGTCTCTTCCTACTACAGGCGTAGCAGGAACGATCTATTTTGTGGCGCACAGTCATAGTGACAGTGAAGATGCATACGATGAGTATATCTGGATTACGTCTACAAAAAAATTTGAGAAGATCGGTCATACCGATGTTAATTTGTCTGGCTATGCTAAGTCGGCTGATTTTTCGGAGGTAGGAACTACAGAGCTTGACACCTTGTGGAATGCATAATTTCAAGGAGGTATCAATGCATGAAGTATACATTAGCAAAAGACGCTATATCGTGGATTGTTAATAAGATTAAAGACAATACTTCCAGTATTAGCACGTTAGAAGAAATGTGTTTGCAGAATCGTTTTGAACTTCCAATAAACATATCTTCAAATTCGGACATTGTGTTACTAACTGACGATTTAGGAAATGCAATATTAGCAGAATGGAGCTATCAAATAAAGTAAATAAGGAAGGAGGTATTCAAAATATGGCGTGGGAGTTATTACCCGTTGATTATACAGATGCCGTATGGAGCGGCCTAAAACGCTATAACGAAGTTACAAATGATGATGGAACAGTATCTTTTGATGATGTTACTCAGTACAGCAATCGTGAAAAGTCGTTCTTCGGTGCAAAAGAAGCAAACCGCATGGATGAAGCGTTAAATACGCTTATGAACATGGTAGAAAACGGAACAGACTTGTATGAAGCATTCCAGAACTACTTTGCGGAGCAGAAAACAGACTTTGAAAAAGCAGCAGACACAAAACAGTCAGAGTATGAAGATTATCTTAATAGTCTGAAAACAAAGTATGAAGACGAAATCACTGATTACAAAGAGCAACAGCAAAATGTTTTTGATGTTTGGTTTGCGGCAATCAGAGGACAGCTATCACGGGATGTTGCAGGAAATCTTCAAAATGAACTCGATGAAGTAGATACACGGTTATCGAATCTTGAATTCATGAATATCAAAGACGAGTTCACAGCGCCTTTAGCAACGGACGATACAGATGTAGTCACACTTATCTGTGACGATAACGATGTAGCAATTTTAGCAGATTGGAAATACAAGGAGGTTTAAGTTATGTCTACAATTAGTATTCAGACACGTAAGTTCGCAGACCTTACAGAGATCACTTCTGCACCGGATAGCGCAATGCTGATTATCCATGACGGCAATGGAGTAAAGAAGGTATCGGCAAAGAACTTTAATGCCACGCTTGATGCATACCTTGCAGGACAGCGCAATCCTGATTTACTTGGTAAGGGAGCGTACATCGGGCGCAAGATTGAAGGTGGTGGAACAATCTTCTTCGATTATGCGATCGGATTCAAGGGAGACATTTCTGTTGCTCCTATCACGGAAAATCTACATTCCTATCATGTTGACCCTCTTACCCGGGTGGTAGTGTGCGATGACCCGGAGGACACTACAAAACAGGATAGATTCATGGTTGTCTCTGACTACGATATTGGAGATTACAAGCATGGAAATAATCTGATGTGGTCTAATGGAACAAGTGGCAGTCTTTATACTGCTATCGGTACAGCAACCGGGTTCGGAACAGGCAAAGCGAATACTGAGAAGTGCATAGCGGCGGCAACTACTGACAATCTGATTGAGTGGAATACGAACGCTTATGACTGCATTTGGCATTATGTCTCGAATGGAGATTGGAATAGAACGACAGACCGCGGCACTCACGTTTGGTTTGTACCGTCTAAGGACGAATTAAATGTCCTGCTGAATATGCAGTCGTCTACAGCGTCTAAGCGGAAGTCTTATGACGGTTTGACACAGCTTATTCAGCTCCCGATTAACTTCTATTCGTACTATTGGAGTTCTTCGGAAAATTCGGCTAAGTTGGCGTTCTACGCTAACTTCTTCGGCGGTAACATGAACACGCACGACAAGGGTAGCACCAGCAACTCCAGTGTGCGCTTGGTGCGGACTTTCTGATTTGTGAGCGTAGCGAACAATATTGGGGTTGCCCTTCAAGGGGCAACCCACTAAGAAAAGGAAACCGAATGACATGTGATGAATTTCTTTACGGCAAGCGTCATGCCCCGCCCGTGTTGAAGAAGCTAGATGATATAGCGAACGAAGTAAACACGAAACTCAATTCTCAAGCAGGACGGATGAAGCACTATGCGAGTTTCAATCTGTTACTCGATTATATGGATGCTTTACCGGACGAGTTGAGTTCCATAGTCTACTATGACTTGGATAAACAGAAATTTGGATTTCAAGAAGGAGGTAAAGAATTATGTATGATGAAAGAAAAGGAGCACAGTTAGACAACGAACTTCGTTGGAGACAGAAGCAGATGCAGGACAATACGAATGATGCCGGGTTTGCCGATTGGCGAATGGCAAAGTCGTTTGAAAATCTTCTGTCTACTCTCTCCGGGGTGAAGGATGATACAGAGTTTGTGGCAAAGCTTCACGATTGGGTAGACGAACAGGCTAAGTATCTTGCTGGCCACATCGCAGAGCGTGAGAAGATTAGAGCAGAAATTAACGACATTCAGAAACAGATTGCAGAGAATGTTTAAGGACGGGAGGACGGGCATTTGAATCCACAGGTTTTAGAGAGTATCTCAAATCTCGTAATCGTCTTACAGTGTGTCACTCTCGTAGCGTCTGTCATTGCTCTATTTGTCTCTCTCGGTAAGATAGCGGCAAAGCCAAATAAGACACAAGATCAGAGACTTGACGCACTGGAAAGTTGGCAGAAAGAAGTAAATAACCGCTTAGAACATGGTAATACTCACTTTGAGAGCATTGATGAAGGAAACACTGTGATGCAAAATTCCATGCTTGCTATCATGGACGCTCTTATCAGCGGAGACAACAAAGACGAATTACAAAAACGCAGAAATGATATGTACGACTATCTAACAAAGAAGAAAGGACTTTTGTCATGAATATAAACTGGAAAGTTAGAATTAAAAATAAGAACTTCTGGCTTGCGCTCATTCCTGCAATTCTCCTGCTGATTCAGACGGTGCTTGTACCCTTTGGCTACAAATGGGATTTTGGAGTGCTCGGACAGCAGCTTACAGCAATTATCAACGCTGCCTTTGCAGTGCTGTCAATTCTCGGAGTGGTAAACGACCCCACTACAGAGGGTGTTTCGGACAGTGCACAGGCTATGTCTTATGACTCTCCTAAAAAGAAGGTGTAAGGCGTGGTTGAAGAAAAGTTTATCAACGAAATTGCAGCTCTGGTAAAGAAGTACGCTTCACAATATGAAATCAAAGTGCACAGTCCGATAATTGCACAGGCTTGTCTAGAAAGTGCATACGGCACATCAGAACTTGCAAGAAATGCACAGAATTATTTTGGTCTGAAACACCGAAAGAACAGGTGCCCTTCTGCTATAGGAATTTACAGAAAAGTTGGAAGTGAACAAAATCCAGATAGAACTTACACAAACTCTTATATGGAGTGGCTCAGATTTCCAGATATGGATGCTTGTGTAAAAGGATATTTTGACTTCACAAATACATCTGCTTATAAGAATCTTAAAAACGTTACAGACCCTTATAAGTATCTGTGCAACATAAAAGCGGATGGATACGCAACGTCTCTCAATTACGTTGATAATCTGATGAGTGTTATCAGGAAATGGAACTTAACCAAGTTTGATATAGAAAGGGATGATAAAATGTCAAACAGTCCACTTGTATCTTATACAAAACTTTCGCCCAACCACTCAGGGCAGAGAACACACAGTATCGACCGTATTACTCCGCATTGTGTCGTAGGGCAGCTTTCAGCCGAAGGAATAGCAGCTTGCTTTCCAAAGGCAGTTTATAATTCAAAGGGAGAACTCATTTCCGGTAGAGAAGCTTCTTGTAATTATGGCATTGGAAAAGACGGAAAGATTGCACTGATTGTAGAAGAAAAGAATCGTTCCTGGTGCAGCTCTTCCAATGCAAACGACCAGAGAGCAGTAACGATCGAGTGTGCTTCCGACAAAACCAGTCCATATGCCATGACAAACGAAGTGTACGAGTCTCTTATCAATCTTTGCACGGATATTTGCAGACGAAACGGCAAGAACACACTTATCTGGTTTGGAGATAAAAACAAGACTCTTGCCTATACTCCAAAAAGTAATGAAATGGGGCTGACCGTACACCGGTGGTTTGCTAACAAGTCTTGCCCCGGAGACTGGCTCTATAATCGCCTTGGAGACGTTGCTAACAGGGTAACGCACAATCTGTCAGGTAACGTACAGAAACCGTCTAATACGGCAACTGGAACGCTCTACAGGGTAAGACAGAACTGGAAGAATGCTCAGTCTCAGAAGGGAGCTTTCAGTTCTTTAGACAACGCTAAAAAGTGTGCTGATGCTAATCCTGGTTGCTTTGTGTTTGATAGCGTAGGAAACAAAATTTATCCTCTGTCAAATAACACTCCTACTCCATCTCCTTCTCAGTATCGAGTAAAAGTCACAGTAAGTGCTTTAAACATTCGGAGTGGAGCAGGAACTAATTATTCCATTCGTGGATGTATTCGTGATAGAGGAGTATATACTATTGTTGCCGATCAGAACGGATGGGGAAAGCTAAAGTCCGGGGCAGGATGGATTTCTCTTACTTATACTAAAAGAGTGTAAAAGCACTTCGTTTACAATCAACGGATTAGGATTCAATACTGGAGAATTGCATTTTATATCCGTAGTTGACTTACCGTCTGTATTAAGGCGGTAAGTCTTTTTGTTTTCAGACTGTAGATTGTTCTGTCTGATTATGACTTGAAAATCTTGCATATAGACAGACTTTTTTAACATCTTCATACATAGAAATTCCTTTCCAGTCTGAGAATCTCAGACAGGTACTATAAAGTCTCTTATATATTAAATATATAGAGAAATTATATAAACAGTCTGAGAATCTCAGATTAACGAGATTTGAATGGTATTATACGGCACTGCAGGATGCTTCAACTACTTCCTGCATCTTCGGATTTGTGGCTTCATTCCGTGTTCCTGACACAGTTTTTCGTATCGTTCGTAAAAGCTCATTCTCAGTCTCCTAAAATTAGGCGCAAAAATCTAAGAAACTATGTTGACAATCTCAGCAGACTAAGATATAGTATGTCTTGTAAACAAAAAGAGTTGTTTACAGCAAATTAAAGAGAGTCTACGGAAATGCCGTTTCCTTAGATTATCTGCATCAGAAAGGAGGTACGAATTTTGACTGACAGGGACGAACTGAGAGAGAAGCTAGCAAGAAATCATCTATCCTATGTGTGGCTTATCGACCAGTTAAGACGAAAGAATGTAGTAACTGACAAAACAGAAATGAGTTCGGTTGTAGCTGGAACAAGAAACGGAAAGAAAGCAGAGACGATCCTTTCTGTGTCTCTTGACATTCTGGATAGCTACGAAAAAGAGTTTGCAACAAATGAATGACTATGAAGAAAACAAGCTCATAAGTCTTTTACAAGACAGAGTGCAGACCTGTTTTCAAAGCAAAGAAAATCGTAAAAAGTTTGAGAAATGGTACAAAGAAAAATACAGAAAGCAATATAAGTGGAGGAAAGCAAATGGAGATTGACGGTATTGAAATCTCACTCATTAAGCACTACGAAGTTGGAGACGTACTGGATTTTCAGCAGGAAGGTAAAGAGCACATTAAAGTGTTACTTGTAGATCGTTATGCAAACGGAATGTTTGTAGGATTTTCGGTAGACTGTCTCAGCGAATTAAAACCAATGAACGGAGAGGACAGCAACCGTGGAGGATATGACGCTTCGGATTTGTTCAAGTATCTTAATTCGAACGAGTTCATGAATATTCTTCCTGATAGACTCAGAGATCGTGTTGAAGCTGTACGAATTCCACTTGTTGAAGAAATGTTTGGCTCAGACGATGATTACGAAGATATTAACGTCACAGTAAAACAGTTAGAGCTTATGAAAGCAAGAAGAAACAGAATTGCTTTTCAAGGATGCGATTCTAATAACTGGTGTTGGTATTGGATGATGAACAGAAGAAAAGATTCCGCAGCCGATTTTGCTGTTGTCTACTACAACGGCGGTGCGGGCTACAGCGTCGCTTCTCACGCTTGCGGCGTGCGTCCCGTCTTTCTCTTGAATCTTTGATCTGCACCCCTTGTGGGTGCAGAGAGGTATTGCAATGAATAATAGACTCACAGGAAATCGCTTTGAACAGCAGTTGTGCGAGATTCTAAATCGATATGGATTCTGGACACACAATATGGTTCAGAACAAGTCCGGGCAGCCGGCTGACATTATTGCAGTAAATGAACATACCGCTATTCTGATTGATGCGAAAGTCTGCAAGAACAATAGGTTTTCGCTCGAAAGAGTAGAAGACAATCAGTTCTTGGCTATGTCGTACTGGACGAAGATTACAAAAAATCCCTCAGGTTTTGCCTGCTACTTGGAACAATCGGACGAAATAAAGTTTATTGAATTTTTGGAAATCAAAGTTCTGATAGCTAGAGGCGTTAAGGGAATAAACCCTTCTGATTGGGAAAAGATCATGGGCTTTGATGAGTTTTTGGAGTTATGGGAATGATAACGAAAATAGGAAGCTATATAGAAATAATCAATCCTACAAAAGAAGTCGAAAAGTGGTGTCACGACAATCTTATTATTGATAACCCGGAGTATGAAAAGAAAGCAAGACTTGGCTTCTGGACCGGAAATACACCTAAAACAATTTCTCTGTACGGATACTTGGGAGACAGAATAGATGTTCCTTTTGGATGTCTTAGGCCGCTTCTTCCCTTGCTGCAATCCGGTTATATAGAAACTTTATTCAAATATCCGATGCACGCAGGAACGTTTGGTGAAGTTCCACTTGATGACTATCAGAAAACAGCCGTAGAAAAGATGATAGATGCTAAATACGGTATCTTACAAAGTCCTGCTGGAAGCGGAAAGACGCAGATGGGAATTGCACTTGCTGGAATGATCGGACACAAAACTTTGTGGCTAACTCATACAGCAGACCTTCTAAAGCAAAGCTATGAAAGAGCAGCACAGTACACGGACAAACAATGGCTTGGAAAGATTACAGAAGGTAAAGTTGATGTTGGTACGGCGATGACGTTTGCTACAATTCAGACCATGTGCAAGCTCAACCTGGAACAGTACAAAGATACCTGGGACACCATCATTGTTGACGAGTGCCACAGAGTAGCAGGAACTCCGACAGCCGTAACCATGTTTAGTAAGGTACTAAACAATCTCCGGGCAAGACACAAGTACGGATTGTCTGCAACAGTACACAGAGCAGACGGAATGATTAAAGCAACCTTCTCTTATTTGGGAGAAGTTGTTTATACAGTACCGGATGAAGCAGTAAAAAATAGAGTGATGCCAGTCACAGTAATACCAATATCGACTATGATTCCTCTGGATTACAGCGTTTTGAATACCGATGGTACGATAAACTACCAGAAAGAGATAACGTTCTTAACGGAGTCTACAGAGCGTAACAAGCGTATTCTGAAAGACCTTGTGAGAAACAAAGACCACTACAATCTGATTCTCTCGGAAAGAGTAAATCACCTGGAAAAATTAAAGAGTTTACTTCCGCAGGAAGAGCAGAGAGTAGCAGCAGTCATAAATGGAAAAATGACAAGCAAGAAAGGAAAAGCAGAGAGGGAGCAAGCCATAGTAGATATGAGAAGTGGAAAGAATCATTATCTGTTTGCTACTTATCAGCTTGCGAAAGAAGGACTGGACATTCCCCGGCTTGACCGGTTGTATCTTGTTACTCCTCAAAAGGACTATGCTGTTATTGTACAGTCTGTAGGGCGCGTAGCACGAGTTTTTCCGGGAAAAAAGTCTCCAATGGTTTATGACTACATTGACGCAACGAGAGGATTAGAGAAATCATTTAGGCGTAGATGTACGCATTACAGGAAGTGCGGATGCACGATAGGAGAAAGACGATGAAACGAAGAAAGAAAATCAAATGGAGAATCGGGGAAATTCTTATGATTGCAGGATTCTTTCTTTTAATCGGAGTAGCAGGAAATAGTGATTACGCTATAGAGTGCGGAATTTATCAGCCTTGGTATTCTGGATGGAAGCTTATTCTTGCGGGGATGACTAGTTTTTCTACAGGAGCTTTTCTTCTCAGAGATTGGAGTGAAAGACTTGATAGATAACATTTATATCTTTGATATTGAGGTTGTCGCTCATGACTGGCTAGTAGTATTCAAGAGCGAAGATACCAAAGAATACACGTCTATCTGGAACGACAACGAAGCAGTTCTTGACTTCATGGAACGAGAACCGATTCTCGGAGGATTTAACTGTAAGCACTACGACAATCACATTCTGAAAGCAATTCTGTGTGGATTTTCCCCGGAAGATGTGAAGCGTGTCAATGATGAAATCATCATTGAAGGATTAAACGGATGGGACATTCCAGAACTTAAAGAATACAGATGTTACTTTAAGAGTTTTGACCTTCTCGATGATTGCCAGGATGGTATCTCTCTAAAAGGATTTGAAGCTCACTTAGGGATTCCGATTGAGGAAACAGAAGTTGACTTCAATATTGATAGACCTCTTACGGATTCTGAGAAGAAACAGACGGAATACTACTGCCGATATGACGTAGACGCTACAGATATTCTCTATAAGCTTAGACAGGGATATTTGAAGAACAAGGTCAATGTAGGAGCAAAAAGAGGACTGGATGCAGACCGGGCAATGTATATGACCAACGCAAAGCTCACGTCTGTATATCTGCAAGCGGAACCGCTGATAAATCCGTGGAAGGACGAAAGAGATTATAAAATTCCGGATAAGCTGAAAAGAGAATACATTCCACAGGAAGTATTCGATTTCTTTGACCGGCTTCACAACAAGGCAATTCCAAACTATGAGCTTTTCGGAGGATATGACGAACACGGAAAGAAGCACACAGGAGCAAAGTTGGACTTCAAAATCGGAGACTGTGAAGTAACTATTGCGTTTGGAGGTATTCACGGGGCAATTCCGAATTACACAGAAGAAGCTACAGAGTCCAGGACAATCCGGAACAAAGATGTAGCAAGCTACTATCCGCACTTAATGACAATCCCATTAAGTGCAGGACAAGAATACGGATTTTGCAGCAGGGCAATTCCTTCCCCGGAAATCTACGTTAATACTCTTGAAACAAGAGTAAAGGCAAAGAAAGCAGGAGACAAGGCTACAGCCAATGCCTTAAAGCTTGTTTTGAACACGACTTATGGATGTATGGGAAACGGACTCTCTGATGGATTTAATGCAAGGGGACAGCCGACAAAAGGCTATGCCATGAACGCACTGTATGACCCTTTAATGTGTCGAAGCGTCTGCATTACAGGACAGCTTTTCTTACTGGAACTGACAATGCACTGTGTAAAAGAAATTCCTTCTCTGAAAGTCATTCAGTTAAACACAGATGGAATTATGGTAAGTCTGGATAATACGGATGAACCAAGATGGGAAGAAATTACACAGGAATGGCAAGACAGGACAGGTTTTGAACTGGAAGAGGACTTTATAAAGAAAATCGTTCAGCGTGATGTAAACAATTACGTTGAAGTTCCTACAGAAGGTAGTCCAAAGGTTAAAGGTGGTGACTTGGTAAGAGGGATTCTTACCAATGCAAACATAGACTTTAAAGCTATGGGATTTCATGATTGGGACAACCTTTCCGGTGGCGCTTTCAAGATTAACAATGATGCCAGAGTTATAAGTAAGGCAATCATCGAATACTTTGTAAACGGCACTCCGCTCGAAGAGACAATAGCTAACACTAACGACATACTAGAATATCAGCTTATCAGCAAAGTAGGGAGTAAGTACAAAAAGTGCTTGCACGAAGTCGGAAATAAGATGCAGGAAGTTCAAAAAGTAAACCGGGTATACGCTACAAACGATTTATCTTATGGAACACTTTATAAAATCCATGCCACAACTGGAGGCAAGGCGAAAGTTCCTTCTCTTCCAAAACATTGTGTTGTTGACAACAACAACGAACTGGCAATAGATGCCATAAACAAAGAATGGTATCTGAAAGCAGCACAAGAAAAAATCAGAAAATTTCTAGGTATTAAAGCACCTAGGAAGAATACACGGAGAATCAATTCTCTGAAAAAAGAATGCCTAAATTTGTTTGATTAAGGAGGACAAAAGAAATGGCAAGCATTTACAAGGACATGAATGTAAGACAGAAGTTGGCAAAAGCAAGACTGTATTTTCTCAATAAGAAGGTACAGAAGTCTGGAAGGAACATGAAACTTGAGTTCAAGTACTTTGAGCTTGAGGATATTGTTCCTCCCGCAATCCGTATTTTTGCAAGCGTAGGACTTGTGACAGAGACGGACATTAACGAGACTACAGCAAGTATGAAGGTCTATAACGCAGACAACCCGGACGAAGCACCTCTTGTGTTTTCTGTTCCATTCCGTGAGAATGACCCGATTGTTTCAAAGTCTGGTGCAATCGTAACGAATAAGTTACAGACAATCGGTTCTTCCATTACCTATCTCAGACGTTATCTCTGGATGGCAGTTCTCGACATTACAGAACCGGATGAAGTAGACGCTACTCTCGGTGAACCAGAGACAGAGGAACCGGAAGAAATCACTCCTCCTAACGAAGAAAAGGCTGAGAAAGCAAAGCAGGAGTCAGTAAAGAAGACCACTCCGGCCACAGCCGAAGACCGGAAAAAGGCAAAGATTAAGCTGACCGGAGCTGATGAACAGGCAGATGATTTGCAGATTAAAGCATTAAAGGCAGCTTGCAAGGAACTTATGAATAAGGATGAATCGCAGGAAGAGTTTGTACAGACTATCGCTATGAAGACAGCAGGAATGACAAAGGTAACACGTTCTCAGTGCGAACAGCTTGTGAACAAGATCAACGAAATGCTTGCACAGTATAAGGAGTGATTTACATGATGGATGTTTCTAAAGAGTACAGCAAAGATCCGGTAAATCACCCGGCACACTACGAGACAGGCAAATATGAGTGCATTGATGTAATGGCAGAAGCACTCGGAACTGAAGTAGTAAAAGGATTCTGCCTTGGAAATGCTTTCAAATATTTGTATCGCTGTATGAGAAAGAACGGACTGGAAGATGTAAAGAAAGCCCGCTGGTATATCAATAAGTTTATTGAATTGGAGGAAAAAGGCAATGCGTAAGTGGAAGAGACTGATTGCGAAAAACGCTATGAAAGCTGCCGGACTCAGGCAGATTTGCAAGAAGATCGGCGGGAGCAGCTACTTCTCTAAACATTGGAGGGAGTACGTATGAAGTGGAATGACGATGGAACTATCACGGTAGTTCCTCCAAAGAAGCCAAAGAAGATAACAGGAACACGATTTGCCGCAATCATGGGACTTAACAAGTGGAACACTCCCTTCTCTGCTTGGTGTGCAATAACCCGGACATATGAAGAGCCGTTTGTAGACACGATCTATACCAGAGCGGGAAAAGCCATAGAGCCGAAACAGGCAGACTTCATGAAGCACAGCTACTTCATGACAAACCTTGTTACTCCTACAGATAAGTACGGAAAGGACTACTTCAAAAAGACTTGGGGAGACTTCTTTCCAGAAGATAAAATTTTGGGCGGTGCTTGGGATTATCTGCTTGTAGACAAAGACGGAAAGCCTACAACCGTTCTGGAAATGAAAACCACAAAACGCTCGGAAGACTGGCTTGAAGATGTTCCAGAGTATTACGCCCTGCAAGCGGCATTATACGCTTTTCTGCTCGGTGTAGACGATGTGATTATGGTTTGTTCCTTCTTGGATGAGTCGGACTACGACCACCCCGAGGACTACAAGTGTACAGCAGAGAACACGATTGTAAGACCGTTTAAGCTGTCAGAGCGTTATCCGAATATGGCAAAGACCGTATCAGAAGTTCGTAAGTGGTGGAAGAATCACGTTGATACTGGCATTTCTCCAAAGTATGACGAAAAAGCAGATGCGGAAATTCTGAAAGTTCTAAGAGACAATAATCTTTCTCCAACTTCTGACATTGAAGCGATGCTCACAGAAGCAGAAGAATTGACAGAAAAGATTGAAGAAAACTCTGCTAAAGTTGCTGACGATGAAAAGCGGTTAAAGACTCTGAAAGAGCTTATCAAAGAAGCAGAACAGAGCAAGTTTAAGCCGGGAGACAAGACAGTAACGCTTCACGGCAAACACTACGATTTTGTAACTTCTGTATCAGTTAGCAACAAAGAAAAGGTCGATACAAAGCAGATGCAGAAGGACGGAGTGTATAACAAGTATGTAACTGTAGAGCCTACAGAGACATATAAATTTTCAGTAAAGAAAATTAAGGAGGACTAATACAATGGCTAAGATCAGACTTACAGGTGGTTTCAAACCTCTCCCGGAAGGGACGTACATTTTCAAGGTTTCAAAAGTGGAGTACAAAGAGGACTTTGGAAAAATGACTGTTACCTTTGAAACAAAGGATGGAAAGAAGCTCACAGAGAGATACAATCTGCTGAACAGTGATGGTTCTGTAAATGACGGAGCTATGGCAGCTTTCTCTGCTATGGCAGAAGCAGTTCTGGATGTTTCTACAGGAACAGAGATTGACGAACAGGATTTACTCGGAAAGTATCTCAAGTCTAATGTTGTTCACAATGAAGATGCAAAGGGAAACACTTATGCTCACCTTGGCTACGAGAAGGAACACGCAGAGAGCTTTGACGATGACGAAGAGGATGATTCTGACATAGAGGATGAAGCCCCGGCAAAGAAGAATTTTGACCTTGGTGATATTCTCGGATAACTAATCAGCGTTGGAGAGTTTTGCGCTGAAACTCTCCAATGCTTTTATAAATCTCATTCAAATTGAGGTATTGAAGATGGATTATTACAGCAGAGTTCATAGCTTTGATTCTCTTATGTCACAGGCGTTTTCTAAGAGTGACGTAGAAGCTCTCAGATTTGTTTTGACGCAAGAAAGTTTCTTTAGCTCTCCTGCAAGCACGAAATATCACGGTAACTATCCGGGCGGTCTGTACGATCACAGCTATATGGTGACGATTTCTCTTCTGAATCTGACACACAGACTAGGGCTTGCGTGGAGCAGAAAACAGAGTCCGTACATCGTAGGTATGCTTCACGATATGTGTAAGTGTGACAGCTACATTCGCAAGGCAGACGGAACGTATGACTATAACACGCACACACTTCTAAACGGACACGGTGAAAAGAGCGTGATTATGATTCAGAAGTTCCTTACTCTTACGGATGAAGAGATTGCTTGTATCAGATGGCACATGGGAGCGTTTGACGATAAAGAGAACTGGAACAGATACGGAGAAGCGATCACAAAGTATCCGAACGTGCTGTACACGCACACGGCAGACATGATCGCAAGTCGAATTAAAGGAGTGTGAATTATGAGTATCGTATCAGTATTGGCAAGCATCGTTCTTGGACTGCTTGCGCTGATTCTGGCAGTTGTACTGTTTTTCGTGGTTTGCATTGCGATTGCTACAACAGCAAATGTGATGAAAGACCACAAGGATAAGGAGCAGGACGGATGCTGACTGTCAATGAATTGTTTTCCGGGATAGGAGCATTCAGAAAAGCACTTATCAATCTGAATATTCCGTATGAGATTGTCGGTATCTCAGAGATAGATAAGTTCTCTATTCAATCCTACGAAGCAATGTACGGAAAGACAAGGAACTACGGAGACATTTCAAAGATTAAAAAGCTCGACTATGCCGACCTATGGACTTACGGATTTCCTTGTCAGGACATTTCTCAAGCAGGAAAACAGGCAGGAATTGTTAAAGGAAAGACTAGAAGCGGACTTCTCTATGAGGTGGAAAGACTTCTTACAAAGTCAGTAGAAGACGGTGAATCTCCAAAATATCTGATTATGGAAAATGTGAAAGCGCTTGTGGGAAAGAAGTTTATAAAGGATTTTGAAGCGTGGATTTTTCGACTTAGTGAACTTGGATATGAAACTTATTGGAAAGTCATAAATGCTGCCGACTACGGTATTCCACAGAAGAGAGAGAGAGTAATAGCAGTTTCAATCAGACGAAACTTGCACAAGTTGTTTGAATTTCCTGCACCTATTCCACTTAAATTTTCTTTTCGTGATGCGCTTGAAGAATACCCGGACAGTAAATACTTTCTCTCAAACGAGATGTATAGATTCTGTACAGAAAAGGATCAGTACAATAAGTCTCATAATATCGGATACAGATTCACTCTACTTGAGAGAGAGAGAGAGTTGCAAGATAGCAAAAACTATTACGGCAAAAGAAGGACAACGAATTGAAAACAATTTTATCAGAGAAGCGGTGCATACAGATAGCAACCTTGTACGGAAAGCCGAAGTGGAAGAGAGAGAGCATAGCAAGAGTGTACAGCCCGAAGGGACTATGCCCGACAATCGTAACAAGCGGAGGAGGACTGCACGAAGTGAAGATTTTGGATAAATCAAACGTTCGCAAGCTGACACCGAAAGAGTGTTTCCGTCTCATGGGATTCTCCGATTCTGATTATGAAAAAGCACATTCTGTATGCAGTGACACGCAGCTTTATAAACAGGCAGGAAATTCAATCGTAGTAGACGTATTGGAAGCAGTATTAAAGGAGTTGTTAAAAGATGAAATACAAGGTATATGACGGCGGTTATCCGCTGAAAAGAGCACATTTCGATGATGCAGGAATTGGCATTCGCACCCCGGAAGAGTTCACGCTTGAATCAGGTAAGTCAATCGTAATTGACACGAAAGTAGCAGTACAAATTCCTATTGGCTACTTTGGAAAACTTGAGTCGAAGTCTGGACTCAACGTAAACCATTGCATAATCACTACAGGCGGTGTAGTAGACAGCGGATTCAGAGGAACAATTAAGGTGAGACTTTATAACTTTGGAGACGAAGCGTACACGTTCCAGAAGGGAGACAAGATCACACAGCTTGTTCTTATTCCAGTACTGCTTGCAGACTTGGAAGAAGTAGACAGACTAGACCTGTCAGAAAGTGGAAGAGACGCTAGCGGATGGGGAAGTACAGGGAGGTAATTGTTATGTCAAACAAAAAAAATACTGAAAAGCATATGAGTCCTACAGAAAAACGCAGAATGATTTATGAGATTCAGACTCTAGGAAAGAAACTGCTTGCCATGAACGGCGGTAAGGATATTCCTATCACTTGTGAAGATGGACGTGGGAAGGAGCTTATCAGTGGCAGGAAGTGACTATAACTATCAGCTATTAGCTAATGCCATAGTAGAGCAGGCAGCAGACGATTACTTCTGCTTGGTAGCAGGATTTACAAAGACGAAAAATGAAGCGGACAGAAAAGATAAGATCAATGCTTTGCAAAAGTTTTTCCTGTCTGACTGGTACAGTCTATTAACAAATGTGGATGGAGCATATCTTATGAGAAAGCTCAATGAGAAAGCAGAAACAATGGTGATTGTTTACACGGTAGCACACGAGAAGGGAAGTCCTCTCTGGTATGTGTGCAAACCGGGAGAAGAGAATGTTCCTCTGTCTCCTAGATGGAAAACAAAGAAAAGAGCACTCCGCAAAGCTGCGGAAATGCAGGGACTTGACTTGAGAGACTATATGAGAGTCAGAAAGCGTGATGGTATTGATTAAAGTTGAACACATTCAAGTATGGGGATTTGAACACGCTATCCGTGGCATGAGAAACCCAATGAATAGTTGGGATAAATCAGATTCTCATAAGTGCGAATGGGAACTTACAGAAGATTGTGATAAGTGCAATAGGCTAAGTTCTGATAATACAGGAGAATGTCTGTCAGACAGGGAATTTTACTGCATAGGACAGAAAGACTCGGAACTTATGCAGAAGCTCTTTAAGGCAGGAACAGAGCACAGAAAGTATCTCAGACAGATATTTGTTTCTATGGATATTACAGCACCCTTGTACTGGATTTCTGAACTTGACACTTACAAGGTTGGGACTGTCAGAAATAGCTGTAGTTTTATGCACAAAGGAACAGCAAAACCTTTTGAAATTACTGATTTCTCTATACATGATGATCGAGTGTATGAAATATTGTCTGATTATGATAGAAAACCCGATCCTTTAATCTATAAATATGATACAGACGAATATAAGATATACACTTGCTGGAATGGGAGAAAATATAAAGTGTATAGAAACGGCAGAATCGTTTCTTGTACATTTGAATATGTTGATACTATGAATAGGCATAGGGTATTCGAAGAGCGGGAATGCCATCCAAGTTTGAATGGGGGCTATTATGAATTAAATTTAGGTGGTCGAAATGGAGAAACATGGTTATTGCATAGACTTGTTGCTAATGTGTGGCTGGCCAATAAAGATACAAGTTATACAGTTAATCATATAGACGGTAATAAAGGGAATAATTGCGTTGAAAATTTAGAGTGGGTTCCGTTGGATGAAAATATAAGAAAAGGATTTGAAACCGGTTTATATTCAAATGGAAAATCCTTGCACGCAAGATACAGAAAATGGAAAAACGGGTACACAATCGTTGACCCATTTATAAAGACACAAATTATAAGAGATCACGCTAGTGGGCTAACTTGCAAGCAACTAGCAGAAAAATATGATATTACAACGCATCAGGCTAATAATATAATAAGTATTCATCCAAGCGATAATAATGATTTATTTATGTTGTGCTATACATGGGAAACAATTTTGGATATGTTGAATCAATTAAGAGAAGAATATCTTGATACGAAAGACAACGAGATATTTCAGCAGATTCGTTGCTTATTGCCCAGTGGGTATAATCAAAGATTCACTATTACCATGAATTATGAAAACGTGTTTAATATCATTAGGCAGCGTACTGGGCACAAGCTGACGGAATGGAATGAGTTCGTGAAAATTCTCAAGATGTTACCTTATGTAAAGGAGATTGCAGGATATGAAGAATAACTATGTGATAGACAAAGTTCCGTTTGACAAGCTCGGATCACTAAGCCCGAAAGACTATGGAAAAATCTGGTATTGCCACATGAGAGGTTTTCCGGATATTCCCGTAGGTGGTTCTATCGGAACAAAGAAACATGCACAGAGCATGTGTGACCTATATAATTTCAAGTTCAAGAAATAACGATAAAGTGAACTAATATCACGGATAGTTCATATTTTAATATCTTACTATACTAAGATTAAGTATTGACAATC